GAACCCAACCCGATTGAGTAGGTTGCCAGTAAGCATTCACAGCATAACCACTAGAGGTTTGACCAGGAACTAGAGTACCAGAAGAACCGTTCAGACCGTTGTAGGTGCGAACACGGGTGCCTTCAGTGCCATAGCGATAACCAGCACCAATACCCCAGTTAGTTCCACGATAACCAATCTGCGCCAGAGTGTTCAGAGCGCCAGTTTCATCAAAAACACCAGTTTCACTATCGTCACCATTCTGGGCAACATAGTTTACACCAGCAACGAAACCTTGCTTGCCAGGTTGCTTCCATTGAGCACCAAAACCAGCACCAGTTGCCTTGTTATAGACACCAGGAGTACCAGCAACTTGGAAGAAGTCAAGGATTTCCGACTTATAAGCAGAAGGAATCCAAGCCATTTCAGTGTTACGAACAACAGGTCCAGCAGTCAGGGTCAGACCTTTCGTAAGAGCAGGGAACTGATAGTACAGACGATCAATAACTACAGTATCACCAGCTTGGGATTCAGTGTTATCTGCCTTGTCCAGTTTGAACAGGGAAGAGGAAGAACCAAAGGGATCAGTGCTGAAGTTAGCAGCACGAAGACGGGTACGGAGCAGATCCTTACCAGTGAACGAAGTGTCAAAGTTCAGACGAACATCGTAGTTGAAAGCAGTACGAGTGCTGACATCAGTTTTGGTATCGTAACCAGGAACACCACCCAGAACGAAGGTTGCTTCACCACGAAGTTTAGTCGTAGTGGAGAATTGAGTTGCCTCAAGTTGACCAACCTTTGCTTCCAGACCGTCAACACGACCACGAAGAACAGCAAGTTCTTGAGCGAATTCTGCCTGAAGACGCTTCAGTTCATCAGTAACTTCAGTCACACGATCCAGGCAAGCATTCAGAAGAGCAGCTGCCTCATAACGGGTCATTGACTGACCACCACCATAAGTGCCATTAGGATAACCAGCAACACAACCATATTGCTCAACAAGGTTATTCAGTGCTTGATATGCCCAATCGGTAGGACGAACATCAGAGAACTGAGTAATGCTGGTAACTTGAGATTCCACATAAGGTCCATAAGTCCCATAAGGTTCTGCAAACGCAGCACCAGCGACTAGTGGAGTTGCAGCAAGGGTTGCTGCGAAAGCGGATTTAAACATAAGTACCTCTATATTTTCTCGCAGAGTTTTCCTGCGGATGTAAGGAGTTTCGACATAACTCCGTTTATTCAGTGACTCAACAAGTATTTGAGGTCTTGCCACCAGAACGTATTTATTGTACTCCAGATTTTACCTGGCGTCAAGGGGATTGTTGCGCTGAACTTTCAGTCACTCTACCAAAATAAGGATTAAAATCGGTGATTTGATCTAAAGTCATTTGTGCTCCCATTTGTTGCCAAAAATTAAGAATGCCATCATGACTTTGACGATGAAAAATATCAATATGCTCTGGATGAATTGTAGATCCAAGTTCAATTTTATAAAGGAGTAGTGGAGTTGCATAAGTAATGCCAGAATTATAAATCAAATCATCTGCAACTGGTCTTGGTTTTACTCCATTATCAAGTTTATATTTTTCTCCTCTAATATGATACTTAATTAATTTTTCCGCATGATGTCTTGTAATTGCATAACATGCTGTTGAAAAATCATTTACAAATCGAGTGTGAATTGGTACATGAATATCACCAGTACAAATAATAGCAAGTTGCACAACATCCCAACAATATGGAACTCTCGCAATAAAATCTTCCCAAGTAAAATTCCAATATCTGGCAATGTCCATATTGCAATCATCTTCCATGATAATTGCATATGGAGAGTCTGATGTATCATACCAATGCTTAATGGCTTTGAGATGTGAAGTTACACATCCAATTTCACCAGAAGTCATCATCTCAGGGTAGCGCCCCACAATAATATCACTCAAATCATCATCACGACCATCATAAGCAGATATACGAGTATAATTGTCTATTTGCCAATATCTAAATTGATCTTCCATATATTGTGATCTTTCTGGTTGACCGTCAAGATTTAGATAATATATTGGACCAAAATTTTTAAGTTTATATATTGATTTATTTTTGTCCATTTTTAACTTGATTTTTAACCCATTCTACAACATTAACACTATAATTCCAACCTATTTTATTTTTAATATTGTCAATATTTGCCCTTGAGTGAAGAACTTCTCCAGGTCTTTCGGGAATATGAACTTGACATGAAGAAATTAGATCAGCTATTTTTTGGATTTCTGTTCCTTCACCTGTCCCAACATTATATACTTCACCATATACATCCAAATTTTTCTGGTATGACATAATATTTGCCAAAACAACATCGGAAACATGAACAAAATCTCTAGTCTGATACCCATCTCCAACGATTGTTAGTGGTTGCGAATTTTGTTTTTGATTCATAAAAATTGACATAACTGGTGCATACTGTCCGCTTTTATGTTGTCTTTCCCCGTAGACGTTAAAGTAACGTAGAATTATAGTTTTAAGTCCATACAAATTATAGTACATTTTACAAAGTTGTTCTCCAGAATACTTTGAAATTGAATATGTATTCAGACATTGAACTGAATTTGTTTCTATACTTGGAACAAATAAAGTATTCCCATATACAGCGGAAGTTGAAGAAAAAATAAACTTATTTACATTATGAATTCTTGAGCATTCAAGAACATTCATAGTAGAAATTATATTATTTTTCATACTTTCATTTGGTTTTTCTACACAAAAAGGAATAGAAACATCAGATGCCAAATGAAATACATTATTTACTCCTTCAAAATGATGGAGAAATTTGGAGTAATCTTCTGATAGATCTTGCAAATAATAATTTGCTTTTTCGTTTTTATGCTTTGGATTAACTCTGTCAAGAATGGTAACATCATGACCCATCTCGACTAATTGATCTACGAGATGCGATCCAATAAATCCAGCGCCACCAGTAACTAGTGATTTCATTAGTATAATGCAGTAGGTTTCCAGAATTGTTTTAGGGGTTGAAATACTTCAACCGAAGAATAAGTAGTTAATTTTTGATCAGTCCCATTAGAACTTGTCTGATAAAACATTGGTTCATCAAAAGCATAAACATTATAATATCTTTGTACTTCCGCAAATCCAATATCTTGATGATCTGCTATTTTAGATGCGTGAATAGAAATCTTACTACAAAGAGAAGCGTATTCTTGGGAAAGATAAAGAATACTATGAGCACCTAACATATTATATACTTTTAATATGTTATCGTCAACTTTTTCATACTGAACAAAAGGTCCGGAATGAGAATTCATTCTTCCCCAAGAAGAAACGCCAAGATATACGGCATCAGCATCTTCTGGAATTTGAATGATTGGATAAAAATTCTTTACTCTACAATCATCCTCAAAAACTATAAAAGGGACATCAACCTCATTAAGAGCATTAAAATGAGAAAGAGAACAACCCGCCAGATGCTTCTCAGAAGGAAATTCTGATGCTTCAATTCTAATGATAGTTTCAAATCCAAGTTCAGTGAGCATATTTTTCATATACTCATTCTTCTCGACATCTCTTGCCAAATTGATATAGATTGCTGGTACTTTTCTAAGATCTAAGTTCATGTCAGATTTTCTTTAAATGTAAAAAGTTTTTCAGAATCGGTCTCAAAAATTTCCACATATTCATTTTTGTTCAAATAATTGATTAAATCCAATGGAGTATATCCAGCATCTTCATAAGTTCCTGACGTTCCATTACTTGGAAATTCAACCTGAATAAAATTGATTTTTTTATTCTCAAGTGCTTTTTTTGCTCCTTTCAAAATATATAATTCTGCCCCCTCAGCATCAATTTTTAAATAATCAATCTTGTCCAATTTATGTTCAAATATTAACAAGTCAATAGTAGTACAATCAACTTCGACTTCTTTAATACCGCAAGCAAAATCTTTTCTATTCCACAGAGAAGAAATTGCATGAGCTATAACTGGATCATCTGCTCCAGGTATATACAAGGTTCTTTTTTCGACTTTATCAGAAAGTGCAGTTTTCAGCAAAGTTACTTTAGAATTATCTTTATACTTTTCTTCATATGCTTGCCAATGCAATGGATCTATACCATAGCACTTAGAGTTTGGATGTTTATTCAAGCACAATTCAGTAAAATCATCAAGAACTCCACAATGTGCTGGAATAAAGTTAATGTTGCATCCAACATCAAAAAATATTGGTTGATAATCAGGTTCAAATTCTATCTGAGATAGGCATTGGTGATAACTATACATTTTTATTAAAATATAAAAGATTTAAAGATCAGAATTCTTTTAGGCATCTCCCTTTTCCTAGAAATTTAACTTCTCAGTTCAATATGATTTTTCTTCAATGCAATAATTTTTGGTTTATATGGGTATTGAGGATTATCCATTTGTTCCTCAGCAAAACAATATGAGGGTGTCAAACTTAACGTGGGGGGATTGTCAATCAGATAACGATTCATTTGAGATTCATCATGCCATAAAGCGATGACACCGTTATCAAGGTCTTTATTCACACGATCAGCAATAACCTCCGACATTTCTAAAAATCTCTTAGTGGAACCTCCATTAAATCCACCAGCATAATAATACTCACCTTCTCCACCTACAGGTACATATGCGAGTGATTGTGGATTTCTATCATAAGATCTTTGATCTTTTGGATAGAAGGACTGGTAAGGATGCTGTGTAGCCACCAGATCGCTCAGAACCTCATCACCAACCTTATCTACCAGACCCATATCTACATCAAAGTAGTAACAATAATCAAACTGAGAGATAAACTCTTTTTCTTTTACAAAGTAATTATATCTTTTTAACGTAGGCATTGGCCAAGGTTCATGATCAATTTGACAAACTCTTACATTATCAGATGCTTCTACCTCATGATCAGTAAACAATAGACATTGGATTTCGTGTCCATTTAAAAAGTTGTCTTCAATATTATTAAGGAGTCTTTCAACAAACTGAATATATTTGTTTGTTGCAATAGCGAGAATACAGATCTTCATGATTCAAATATTTTCAAGAGTTTTTCTACAGATACTTTATATGACAATTCTCTATTAACATAATTCTTTGGGGAATACTTATTAGTCATGAACTTATTAAAAATCAATTCTAGTTCTTCTTCATCATAGAACTTTTCTCCACACTCTTCTGACCAATAATTAACAGTTGTTGGAACTGGATTCATCAGTCCTGGCATTTCTTCCCACTCTTTATTATCCCAAATTAAAAGAGGCATATTAGAGCTCATCATTTCTTGAATTGCAATACCTTGACTCTCTGGACCATCGATGATAATTGCGTGAGAACAATCTTGAAGTTGTTCATAAAATTCATCCTGAGAATATGACCCATACTTAAAAATATGATATTGATGATTATTTTCACTAAGAAATGAAATTACGTGTTGAAGTTCTTTTTGTTTTCTTCGTTTAAAGTAAACTAAAAACTTAACTTTTCCAGATCGCTCAAAATTAATATCTTTTATTCCAACTGGCCACTTTACAAGTTTATCCTTCTGATATCCTTGATCAATAAAAGACTGATATACGCTTTCACCCGGAACTATTAATTTTCTATAATATTGAGGATTGTCTTTAAGAAATTGACCATAAGAATCAAAAGGCCAAATCTGTGGACCAATTATGCACGATTCATGTTCAAGATTTTCATGTTTTGAATACATATCCTGATTATATTGAATCAAATAGTTGTATTTGTATTTGTCTTCGTTTACTGCATATGGTATCTTACATTCTTCAAGAGACTCAATAAGATTCATAACAACTTTTTTAGGTCCATTGCAAGTTGCAGAATGTGCCCAATAATTTTCAGAATACCAAAGATTAATCATATGATTTCCCAATCCTCCAAATAGAGATCTTTTGTATCATGATTTGCACAATCACCACCAAACCAATTACTTGGTGCTATTGTTTTTTCGCTTTTAGCCAACCAGGATCCCCACCAACTAAAAGAACTATTTCCTATAATATGATATTTGCATTTTGACATTAAACACAAATCAAACTCTGTAGAATTTTTTTCAGATATAGAAAATCTATCATCAGAAAATAACTCTTGGTTATTACACCAAGAAGGATCATCGGAAAAGATAATTACCGGAATATTAGAATCAAGTTTAGACAATGCTTTTGAGTAATATTCAAGCGTTTGTACTGGATGATTTGGATTATTGGTATAATCTCCCCTTCTTATATGCAGAGAGATGACATCTTTTCCTTCAAAATAACTACTGAAAAAATCATCAACATCTTTTACTAAGGAATTATTAAAAGTGAAATCTTTTCTAATTTCATCCTCAATATGTTTGAAATATTTTTCTGACTGAAAATATCCAAATAAATCTACATTATCGGGACATTTATTAAATAAGTTTTCATCAAAAGAAAATCCATTCTCCATAATAATAGTATTACTGGAAACAGCAATGCTTATATCATGGAGAATGAAACAATCATATAAAGTTGTATCAGAGTTTCTTACGTTGATATCTTGCTCACCAAAAAATTCTTTTGGTGGTACACAAAAAGAAAATCCTCTATTAGAGGCAATACCCCTTAGAGAGGCGTACTGGAACATTTGATTTGCAAGTCTACCAACGTTTCCCAAACGATTAAAAGAGATCATAATTTATTTAAAATTTCTTCCAACATCAAAAATTCTGGGCGATCTACAAAATGATTATTTGCAATATATACCCCATTTTTGTGAAGGATATCTACATTTGGATTTTCTAGATCTAGAGAGTAATTCTTTAGAAAAGGTTGTTTCAGTAAATTTCCACTAACAACAGGGCGATATTCAATACCATATTCCTCAAATAAAGAAATCAATTTGGTTCTATAATTTTTTGATCTGCAAATAAAAGCAAATGCAAAACTACTCATCATATTATTGTATTCTGGAATGTAGAATTTGTCAATGTGTTTTTTAATTAAGTTATGATAGATTTTATAATTTTTATTTCTCTTCTCAACCATCTTACTTAGTCTTTTCAATTGAGAAATTCCTAGGATAGCACCAAGATCAGTATTTCTAAAGTTGTATCCATCAGTTACAAAGAGAAAAGATGGAATAATATCCGGATATTGTTTTTTGTAAAGATCGAAGTTACGTGATTCTCTTGCAAGACCATGACTTCTTTTTAATCTCATCAAATCTGCAAGTTCTTGATTATTTGTAGAAATCATTCCACCTTCAATAGTTGTCATGTGATGCCCAAAATAAAAACTAAAAGTTCCACCAATGTATTCGGCACCTCTTTTTTGTCCATTGGGACTTGTACATCCGTGAGACTCGCAAACATCTTCAAGAACAAGAGCATTTGGAAAATAAATCTTATATTTTTCAATTTTTGAAGAATATCCAAGAAGATGAGTAACAAATATCAGTTTAATATCTGGATGATTCTTGGCAATATCTTTTATATGATTCTCACAAAAACTAAAATCATTCAAGTTAATATCACAAAAAACAGGAACTAATCCAAGTTGAATTACTGGTCCAATATTAGTAACCCAAGTACAAGCAGGAACTAAAACTTTATCACCATTTTTTAAACCATATAATTCCTTTACAGAGGAAAGTAAAAGAAAATTTGCAGTGCTTCCAGAAGAAACAAATAAAGATTCTTTACATCCCAACCAATCTGACCATTGCTTTTCAAAATTCTTTACTTGCTTTCCAGAAGTAAATCTGTCAGATGTAAGAACAAACTTTGCTAGTTTTAATCTATCCCCAACTGAGATAGTATTTTTCATCAATGGCCATTTATACTCTGACATAATTGCTCCTGTTGCTCATAAACCAATCAATAGTGATCTTTAGACCATCCTCAAGAGAAGTTTTTGCTTTCCAACCAAGAGCATCCATTTTACTAGTATCTAATGCTCTACGTGGAGTTCCATTTGGTTTGGTAGTATCCCAAATAATTTTACCGGAATACCCAACTTCTTTAGCAATAATATTAGAAAGTTCTTTAATACTTACTTCTCTATTTGGACCAATATTAATAACTTCAGGATTTCCATAATTATTCATAAGAAAAATAACTCCATCAGCAAGATCATCAGAAAATAAAAATTCTCTTGTTGGGGTGCCATCACCAAAACAAACTACCTCAGGATCATTATTTTCTTTTGCTTGAATAAAACGATTAACAAAACTTGGAATTACATGACACTGACTTGGAATAAAATTATCGTTAATTCCATAAAGATTATTGGGCATAACAGATACGGTAGGGAAACCATACTGTTCGGTATACTTTTTACACATTTGATATCCAACAATTTTGGATAATGCATATCCATCATTTGTCGGTTCTAGTGGACCGGTCATCAGGTATTCTTCTTTAATTGGAACTGGAGCATGTTTTGGATAGATACAAGCAGAACCCAGAAACAATAATTTTTGACACTTATTCTTATAAGCAGAATCAATTACATTTGTCTGAATTTGTAAGTTTTCTCTTATAAAATCTGCGGGACACTCTTTATTAAATCCTATTCCACCAACTTTAGCGGCAGCAAGAAAAACATAATCTGGTCTTTCATTCTCAAAAAATGTTTCAACATCTTTTTGCCTTCTGAGGTCCAAATCATTTCTCGTTTTTGTGATAATGTTTGTATATCCCTTCTCTTTTAATTTTCGTACTACCGCAGAACCAACTAATCCTCTATGACCTGCAACAAATATTTTAGAATCTTTTCTCATTTTAAATCCAAGTATGATGACTACAAGCAATAACGTCAGGTCTCTGTATTTTAACCTGTTTAATATATTCTTCCAAGTACTTTTGAGATACATTTAAACCATCTCCAACACCATCTAGATGGACTGGAGTGTTTGGAACAAAGCAGTATTTTTCTGGAAAATATTTTTCCACAAGATTACCAAAAATTTCTTGATCTGCAGGATAACTACTATCGTCTATATTTTCATAGATGACTTCAAGCATATTATCCACAGAATCAAACTTTTTAAAAAGTTCTTTTAAGAGTTTTCTATCATACATCAAGAATTCAATAATGTATGAGTATCCTTCAGAAACTTTTTCAAGACCAAAAACTTTTTCGCTAAATTGAAAATAAGGACGATGACCTTTATTATTTCCAGGATTTACGGTTGATTGGAAAATTTTTGGTCTATTTTGTTCATCAAATAGATCAATTGGTTGAGTAAAAAAATTATCCGATTGAACATCAAGATAAAGGTCATTCTCAGTAAATTCTTGAAGAATAGAGACAAGATTAATCCAATTCCAGTTTGGTCTATGAGTAAGTCTTGCTCTATCAATATATGGAGTTACTTGTGCATCTTTAATAAATATGATCTTATCATCAAAAATAGTATTTTTTGGATAAAACCCATCTTGTGTAAGAATGTAGATATTGTCCGGTTCTGGATTAAGATATTTTAGGGAATCAACTACTAATTCTAACTTATGATAATCCTTTTGATGGGATTTGATTACAACGTCATACTTCATTCTTACACATTTCCTCAACTAATTGATCAAAAGAAATCTTAGGTTCCCAACCCAGTTTTTCTTTTGCCTTTGTAGCATCACCTAATAAGGTCTCTACTTCAGAAGGTCGGAAGTATTTAGGATCAACCATTACACGCACCAATCCAGTGTTCTTATCAATACCAACCTCAGTTCCATCATCAGCTAATTGCCACTCAATATTCATTCCAAAGTAAGGTGCTGTCTTTTCTACAAACTCACGAACTGAATACTGCTTTCCAGTAGCAATTACAAAGTCATCAGGTTCATCCTGCTGAAGCATTAACCACATTGCTTCAACATAATCCTTTGCGTGTCCCCAGTCACGAAGAGCATTCAGATTGCCCAGTTTAAGAACATTTTGACTACCTTCAGACATTGCTTTAAAACCTCTGGTAATCTTACGAGTAACAAATGTCTCACCACGGCGAGGAGATTCATGATTAAAAAGAATACCCGTGCAAGCATAAAGTCCATATGCTTCACGATAGTTTTTGACAATCCAGTAACCATAGATCTTAGCAACACCATAAGGACTTCTTGGATAGAAAGGAGTTGTTTCTGTCTGAGGAATTTCTTGAACTTTACCATAAAGTTCTGAAGTAGATGCTTGATAAATGCGAGTTTTATCTTCCATTCCTAAAAGACGAACTGCTTCAAGAACACGAAGAGTTCCAAGTCCATCAACCATACCAGTATATTCAGGCATCTCAAAAGACACTTTGACGTGGCTTTGAGCACCTAAATTATAGATTTCATCTGGTTGAACTTGTTGAATAACTCTTACAAGATTGGTAGAATCAGTAAGATCTCCATAATGAAGATTGATTTGATTGTAAATGTGGTCAATACGATGAGTATTGATCAAAGATGATCTGCGAACAATACCATGAACTTGATACCCTTTTTCGAGAAGAAGTTCAGCAAGATATGATCCATCTTGTCCTGTAATTCCAGTAATTAATGCTTTTTTCATTTTACTTTCCAAATTGTCAAACTTTCCCGCCACCAAGGATAATAGTTATTATACTTTAAAGACTCATTATTGAAAATACTTGTCTTTTCTGTACATAATTCAAACCCCCAATGATCCATTATCTTCATTACATCTTTTGGCGCTAGAGGACTAACATGTTGAGGTGGAGCATCTGCAGGAGGATAAGTACTACTCCAACTGAATATTAAGTACTTGCCAGTTATTTTCTTTAGATTATCAAGAAAAATATGTAAGTACTTGGGATCAATATGTTCGGCAACTTCTGTACAATTAACAATATCAAATTTAATATCAACATCAAGATGATCTCTAATGTCCAAAATATTAATACATTCTCTAACAGATTCTGGCGCATTTTGTCGTTGATATTCAAAATATTCAACCCCAGCTACAGCAATACTATTATATTCTGAAAGGATTTGAACTAGATGCCCGGTGGAACATCCAATATCACAAAAACTATCAATAACTTTTAAATTAAAAGTCTTTTTTATGCAACAATAATATTCGTAATATGGAGAATTATCTTTTCTAATTTCTAAAAATGGAGGATACATTTTATCAATATCAATCTTACCATCATCAGTAAAAGAAATTTTTGGTTCCCTATCAAGAATATATGGATCTATTTCAGAATAGTTTTTATTGATTATTGATGAAATTCTTTCATCCCAACTTAAATTATTTTTATAAAATTCTTCAATCATTTTTTTACAAGTGTGATTATTTTTCCCTTTTCATTATATTGAAGATAATCAACACCAAAATAAAGTTTTTGATTATCAATTTGGTAGTTTGTCCAATCACCAAAAAATGGCCTATCAATGTCAATTATTCCAGAAATAGCATCAATAGATGATCCAACATCAAGAAAAACTGCATCTTTATATTTTTTGAGTCTATGAATCAATCCAGATTTGACGTGACCCATACCCATTAGAAAAATTTTAGAAATAGATTTTTCTAATTGTTCAGAAACCATTTTTTCTGTTGCATCAAGATCATCACATGCAAACTGCTGTGGTATTTTAATATAATCTTCAAACTTTTCAATACCAAGATATTCTTGATATTGTTCTGCTTCCATCAGATTTTTAATTATTTCAATCTTTTTATCAGCACCAATAAGTCCAATACTTCCTGCAAATTGTTTAAAAATCCACTTGTTTGCTACTAAACCATATCCAAATTCTGCAGGAAAATCAATATCACGATTAATGACTTTAGAAAATCCTTGTCTGTTTTCAGGATAAATTTCGCATGTGTAAAGATCACATAATTGTGCTCCCTCTACAAATTTTTCATGGTCAATATTATCATAAGATTTACTCAGCGCCCTCCTTCCTGGAGTAGCACTACCTATTGGTATTTTCTTAAGAAAATAGTAATCGCCGTCACCGTACTTGTAAACGGTGACGGAATCATTATTTTTTACATAATCAATTAGAACAGATTTAAATCTTTCAAGTTCTTCTTGAAAGTTTGGAAAAGTATTTGGATCTGAAAAGCAAGGATTACCATCATTATTAATTGTTCCTTCAATTTTATATTGATCTAGATACACTTTCAATCCTCCACTATACTAGTACCATGATAATTTGCGCGGTGGCCATCATATGAGATAATTCGCTTTTCAGTATAATATTCTTTGACCCAATAGATCACATAATCAATATCTTCTTCTGTCATACCCGGATGACAAGGAAGGCTAATCAGTTTTTTCCACTCACGATCTGCAACAGGATAATCTCGATTTTGCTTCACAACTTTATACTTATGCAGTGGTTTAAAGTGAACGCTGGTGTGAATTTTCTTATCTGCAAGATAGTCAATAAGATGATCTCTTTCCATAGATGGAACTCTTGCACAATAATATTGAACTGTTTCACTGTGGGCGGGAGTGCGAATAAGTCCACCAAGTTCTTCATTATATCTTTTCTGAATATGACGCCTCCACTCCAAATGCTTGGGCAGTTTCTTCATTTGCTCAAGACAAATAGCAGCCTGAAGATCAATCATATAGCATTTATATCCAATATCATCAACTTCATAATCCCAAGAATATCCTGGTTTACCAGTCAAACCATCATCTTTACGGACCCTAGAATATGTACTACTAATCCCCAACCAAGTCATTGGAACTAGTTTTTCATAAAGATCTTTATCATTTGTAGTAATCATTCCACCGTCACCACAAGGCATTGTCTTAACTGCTTGGAATGACCAAACTGCAACATCCCCTTGCATCCCCGCACCAGGAGTATAGCAACTGTGAGCACAATCCTCAATGATTACACCATCAAAAAACTTACGGATTTCTTGAATTGGGGCAGGAGTGCCTGCGTGATTGACAGCAATAATTGCTTTTGTATTTGGTTTAATATATTTTTTTACATCTTCCGGATCAAGGCAAAGAGTATCTTCCAAAACATCAACAATATTAGAAGTACAATTATTCCAAAGAGGAACCACAGCAGTGGTCATAAAAGAGATTGTGGGGTTGATAATATCACAATCTTTTATTCCCAATGCTTTAAGAACAAGATCCTGACCACTAGTAGCACTATTAACAGCAACTGCATATTTTGCACCTACCATCTCCGCAAATTTCTTTTCAAACTCCGCTACTTTTGGTCCTTTTCCCCACCAACCACTTTCAAGAGATTCGCGCAAAGAATTTAATTCTTCTTCTCCAGCAACAGGACGCAGAACTGGAAGCATAGTATCACGTATTTTCATTTGGTTTCCTCAGCAAAAATGAAAGTTATTTATATCAAGAGTAGTTTTATTTCTTTCCCAATCATTACGAATAATACCCAACCATTCCAACCATTCAAATTCAATTTTATTTTCATGAATAAAATTATATAAAAGTTGTTCAGATCCAAGTTTTCTTGATAAATCTGAATTCATATATTGAATACTATAGTTAGCATAGTCAACCATGATTTGACTATTCATAGAAAAAAACATATCATTATAAAGATTATTCTTACTTGTTTCGGCAAATCTGCCATCAAGAAATACAACATCTGGATTTGATATGAGTGCTTGCTTACCTAATCGTTCTGTTCTTTCAAAAACATAAGGACATGTAAAAAGCCTTCTTGCCGTAATATAAGAGATATTCTTATACTTATCTATATCAATTTCATCGAGTGCGGTTTTAAGCATGAGAAGTTCTCCCATACCTTTATTATTAGTACCTATATTTGCTTTACTACCAAGAGAAACTATTTCGGACGATGAAAGGAATTTTTTCAAATTTCCATTCTTTATTTCACTTTCATCATCAATTGTATTTTCGCAAATTACAAGATCAAATGTTTTTGGAAGAACTCTCTTAAGTTGTTGAAGACAAACGTGATATTCATTTTCTCTTGCATCACATATGCTTTCATTAAGGTGCGATGGTCTGATTGAACAAAAAGCAAGTGCTAGATTTTTCATTTAATCTTTCTAATAAGATAAATTATAGCAAGTAATTGAAAATATATCAAGTCTATTATCTACAAATTTCAAATATATTGTGTCCAAGTATTTTTGAATCAAAATCATATGGAGTTATGTAGTTAATATTGACATTATTTTTTGATAATTCATGATTTATTTCGTGAGTTATTCTATTACCAGAATATAAAGCATTTATTGATTTTTCAAATGAGTCGAAATAAACATTCGGAAAAGCCCAAAAATTATCGTCACAATTTTTTGATGGGTGTTCATGAACTATGTTAAATTTGGAGAAGTTGACATTTAAGTCAATAATTTTTTTTAAAAATTTTATATCCGGTCTAGTAAAAATAAAAAAGTCATAATCAATACTTTGACTTTTAATAATAGAAATTAAATTTTTGTAATGCATTAACTGTGCATTCCAACAACATCCATTATAGAAATGATTTGAGATGCAACTATATGACTTTGGAGATAATTCTTCTTTATACAAATTATCTAATTCTTCATTTAATTTATATGTACTAAAATAAAAATCAACTTCATCCTCGACAAAAGAATTTATTAACATACTTTTATGATTGTTTATTATTTCTTTCGCGTATACCAAAAAATTTTTTTCAGAATATTTTTCCAAAGATTGTCTTAGAAAAATTCCTTTATACAATATTGCTACTTTCATTTTTAATCGAATAATCAAGAATATATATTCATAATTTATTATAAAATACTAAAAAGGTGGGTTTATGCATCCCCACCAACAAAATTTTTATTCATATTTTTCACACTCTTTAAAAGATTTTCCAGAAAGATCCTTTGAAGAAAGAATAAGAGTCTCTGAACAATTCCAAGAAATATTCAAATCAGGATCATTCCACATTAAAGTTCTATCATATTCTGGATAATAATAATCAGTAGTTTTATAGACAAATTCAGCAGTTTCAGTAAGTGTATAAAATCCGTGAGCAAATCCAGGAGGAACCCACAACTGAAGATTATTTTGATTCAATTCAATGCCATACCATTTACCAAAAGTTGGTGATGACCTTCTAAGATCCACAATCACATCGAACACAGAACCAGAAATACATCTAACTAATTTTCCCTGAGGATGTTTAATTTGATAATGAAGTCCTCTCAACACTCCTTTAAATGACTTTGAATGATTCTCTTGCACAAACTCAACATCATGAGCAATATTTTTTTTAAACTGGTTCAGACTAAAACATTCAATAAAAAATCCACGTTCATCTTCAATCTTTTTATTTGTAATTAAATAAGCATCTTTTAAATTAGTCTCAATTATACTGATATTATTTAATTGTTTTATCAAGTCTTTCATCTATTGTAAATCTAAGTGCCCATTTTAACTCACTTCTGACCGTACTTTTCTAAAAGTTCTGGGGAATATGGAAGAATATCCTTGATATTCTTTTCTTCTCTTTTTGCTTTTTCAAGTTCATAAACCCTACCTCTGAGTTCAGTCGTAGAGTATTGATGTCTTCTTAAGTGGTAATGAATTTTTATTCCATTATCAATACAATACTGTTTTCCAGTAAAATCAATATCTTTATACTCTTCACTCAAAAAACGAATATGAAAAGTTTGAGTTTTAATTAGGTTAAGAAGATCTGCCTCTGTATCATAAACAAGGATTTCATCAACGTATTTACATCCCTGAACTTGTGTATAACGTTCGTATATAGATTGTACTGGTTTATTTTTCAAACCAGGTCTATCCACTGTGGGATCAATCTGAAGTGCTACTTTCAGGTAATCACATAATTCCTTTTCCATTCTGAGCATAGTAACATGACCAGCATGAAACAAATCAAAAGAACTACAATTGAAACCAATTTTCATTGTTAAAAATTTTTTTAATATTATACTAAAAAAGGTGGGTTTGTGCAACCCACCAATGTAACTCAGGCTCGCCACCAATTCTTTGACTGGAAATTGGAAACCAGGCGGAGAAAGAATTCCCCATCCGCACCACTTGCTCTTAAGGAAAAGCAAGAAACCAAGGGGTCATTTTGACTCCACCACTTAGTTTTGTGAAACTAAGAAAAGTTGGGATAACTTTGATATCTCGGAAATACCAAAGAAAGCACATAGAAATAGTACATCCCAGAGTTTAAGTTTAATCGCAAAAGGTACTGTGAGTAATCCCCCAACAACTTTTAGCATTAAACCATATTTAAAATCTCCCCATAACATAGTCTGATAACCAATAATGAGAAGAAGATTTCCAAGGTATCTTAAGATACTTGTTTTTGACATTAGGGGTTTGCTCCCGACCAGTACTGTTAAAGTCCATCCGTGACTATTTAATCATCATCTCTCACATAACAAGGAACTCTATCTGGATCCAACCAACGGGCATAGTCAATGTCTTCCATAGCGGTAGTACATTGAAGACCATTATCAAAAAGATAAATGTCGTTCCAGCGTTTGGTATAGTAATTTTGTTTCTGTAAACGATAATCAGGTTTACCGTTGATTTCAAGGATACCAACTTCAACGAAGCGATATCCTTCACGTTCCAGAAGAACTTTTGTCATGCTACTTCAACGGACTCAAGATCAGCAAGAACATATTCCATAAGCATTTCATAATCATCCAGAGGATCACCAGAGAACACTACAC